GAGCCATGAGCCGACAGGAGGAGACCTATCAAGAGAGACGCTTGGCGGTTGTCCTCCTCGACCTCATAGGCTCAACTCAGTTCGTTGAGAAGGTGGGGGCTCATGACGCTGCTCGCTTGTTTCAATACCATGACAGGAGAGCGCGCACCCTCATGCATCGCTTCGGGGGGCGTGAGATCGACAGGTCAGATGGATTCCTCCTGTCATTCAATCGCGTGATTGATGCGGTCAACTTCGGCTTGTACTACCAAATGACGATACCACCACTCACCAAGCTTGGCGCTCGAATCGGCATACACTGGGGAACAGTGGTGGAGGTTCAGCAGCGTGAGCTTGACGTGATGGTTGGCGCTAAACCTGTGGAGCTCGAGGGCCTCACCAAGAACATAGCGGCGCGCACCATGAGCCTATGCCGAGCGGGTCAAGTGCTCCTCACTCGTGACGCGTTCGCGTTGGTCAGGTCGAGGTCTGACAGGATGACGCCACGCGACACGCGGTTTGCATGCGTTGGGATCTACAAGATGAAGGGCGTCCGAGAGCTACAGGTGATCTATGCAGTGGGCTCAGATATCAAACACTTACAGCCACCACAGGGGAACGCGAAGGTGATCCGAGTGGGAGGGCCTAAGAAGATCAAGAGCCGAGCTCGACACCGCAAACTCTTAGAGTGGGTTGAGTGGTCGATCTATCGGGGCGCGCTCATCAGCCTTGGCTACATACTCGCGCACATGTACCCCTATCTTAAATACCAACTAGCACCGCTCATCGGGCGGTTAATGGAGCTCTATGAGCAATACAGATGATGACAAGCGCACCCTGAGAGGGTGGTGGTTCAGCGTGATATTCATGGGGTTGGTGGTCGGGCTCATCGTGTTCCTGGCCTACGTGGATATCGTCAAAGAGAATCGTGATATCCTCATTGGGATCATCGGGATGCTCACAGGCTCGATCTCATCAATGCTAGCTGTGGCGTCAGGGCGTGACCCTGCAGAGGTCGAACAGCTCAAGGAGGACCTAGCGACCAAGGAGGCAGACAGACAGGCGCTCATCGCTCGATTACGAGACGCTCACATCAACAGTCAACTCAAGTCAGACATGCTCATGGAGATGCAGACAGCCATCATCAATCAGCTCGCAGAGTTGCGCGTGGCGAATCGCACAGAGGACGAGGTGGTTCTAAATGAGCATGTGCGCGAGTGGCTACCTGATACTGAACAGGAGAGCACTGAACAGAAGAGTAGTGACACATGATCAGATTATCAGTATAATGGCGACTGTTTAGCTAAACCTAGGAGACCCCATGAGTGAGTCCACGACAGGTGACACACCGCGACACATGAGGGCGCTATCGCCTCGATTCGGCGCTCGTGGCATATCGGGAACACAGCTCAGCGGTGGAGTGATTGCCAAAGAGAGCAACGCTCAACTCACCGGTCTTAACTGGGTTCAAGAAGCTGAAGAGATGCTGAGGACTGATCCCATCGTCAGACGCTCTTGGCACATGTTGCGCCAAACTCTACTCTCAGCTTCATGGCGATTCGAGCCAGGCGTTGAGGGTGATCTCTTGGCTGAGGAGCTCGCTCGCTATGCTAATGAGTGTTGGGGGTTCGATGGTCACTCAGGTCAGATGATCACATCTTGGGAGGACCAACTCAGCTATCTATTTGAGTTTGTTCCGATCGGTTACCGCTACGCTGAGGAGGTCTACAGAGTTGGACCTGACAGCACTGGCAAGGTTAGAGTATGGCTCAGCCACTACGCAGATCGTGAGCCAAGCGCTCACAGCCGTTGGTTGAGCCGAGATGATCAGCACCTAGATGGGGTGATGCAGAACGTGGTCGGTGGTGGCAAGGTGCCAGAGCCCATCCCTGCTAACAAGCTCCTACTCCTCACCCTTAATCGCACAGGGTCCAATTTCGAGGGCGTTGGGATGCTCAGACCTGTGTGGTGGTGGTGGCGAACGAAACAGCGTGTATCCAACCTTATGTGTGTTGGGCTCGACCGTTGGGCGGTGCCAACCCCCAAGGTGGTAGTAGATCGCGCAGTAGCCGAGCAGATCGGCCTAACCGATGGTGACATAGACGCGATGATCGATGACGCAGAGGCGCAGGCTCAAGCCTTCATCTCAGCAGAGCAGAGTTATCTTGTTGAGAACAGCGCAGTCAAATTTGACACTTACGCGGCTACACCCAACCTCTATGCTGATGGTCCCATCAACATCATTACCAAGTGTGACTCACAGATCGCGGCGGCGTTCTTAGCTCAGTTCGCTGATCTCGGGAACACTGAAACAGGAGCGCGCTCTGTTGGTGAGATTCACCTCTCTGTGTTCCGTCGAGCTGCTATCAACCTCTGTGATCTTGTGGCGTCTCAGGTGAGCGGTGTTGACCGCAGAGGAGGCGGGACCATAGGCAGGCTGATCAGGTGGAACTATGGAGCGGTTGACCCCTCCAAGCTCCCCAAGCTCACACACACAGGTCTAGACACTGATGACCTAGCTGAGTCTCTCGCGATGTTACCAGGTCTAGTTCAAGCAGGGCTCATTACACCTGACGATGAGCTTGAGCGCATCATCAGAGCCAAGCTCGGCGCGGGTGACCTGCCCGAGGATGCACAGCGCTCACCGCTAACAAGGGTGGCCACGTCTGGTGGCGGTGGTGGCGGTGTATCAGCTCTAGCAGAACAGCTCATCAGGAGGCGCAAGAATGGTTAAGGCTATCAAGAAGCGCACCCAAGCGCAGACACCCGCCAAGCCATCAGAGCGCAAGACAGGCTCCAAGCGTAACCCCAAGGGCTCTGCTAGTGGCTCACGTGGTGGAATCGAGATTGGAGCAAATGCACTCAAGGCGCTTGAGACGATGCGTGACAAGCACAACGCCAAGTACACCAAGGCGAGTAGGCGGGTTGACCTCGGCACCCTCAAGGCTGTGTTCAGGCGTGGCGCTGGTGCATTCAGTGTGAGCCATCGACCTGGCATGACTCGTAATCAGTGGGCGTTAGCTCGCGTCAATACGTTCTTGAAGCTCGTCGGGACAGGTCAGCGCAAGAAGGCATACAACACTGATCTAGACCTACTCCCCAAGGGTCACCCTCAGCGCACAGAGGCAGAGGCTAAGGCTGAATCACTCGCGCCAAGCCGTTACTCACACATTGACTTTACACCCCCTCAAGGGGCTCAGGATGCAGGTAAGCGCGCTCTAGAGGTCAGGGCTGACAAACCGCCATCACAGCGCGGTATGACTGAGGTTGGCATTGCTCGCGCTCGCGACCTAGCCAACGGCAAGGAGCTTTCACCCGACACGGTGAGGCGCATGCTCAACTACTTCACTCGTCATGAGGGAGACAAGCAGGGCTCGACTTGGGATGACCAAGGGAAGGGCTGGCAGGCTTGGCATGGTTGGGGCGGTGATGCTGGCTTCGCTTGGGCTCGAAAGGTAGTTAAGCAGATGGACGCTGCAGACAAGCAGGCGCAAGCGCTCAGGGCATACTCTGAGGCGCTCAACGTCAGTTATGATATCCCCGATGGTCTCACCCTCGGCCGACCATTTAAGACGCTGAGCTTAGGCCAAGTAAGCTCGCGCATGAATGGCGAGAACGTTGGCAAGGAGATCAACAACGAGATGCTCACTGAGATGGTGCGCGTCTTTAAAGAGAGGCGAGAGTCAGACCCTGTCATCATCGATTGGCAACATGCAACCTCGCCTTATCAGAGCGGGCCTCCTGCTCCTCCCGAGAGTGGCAACGCTCTTGGACTCATCGTTGACCTAGAGCTTAGAGCGGATGGACTATATGCCACCCCTGCTTACAACGAGCGTGGTCTCAACGTGGTCAACGAGGCTGGTGGCGTCTTGTGGAGCTCCCCTGAGTTCTTAGCAGGTGAGGTCTTTGACCGAGCAGGCGGGGCTAAGGTTGGAGATGCACAGCTACTAGCAATCACACTAACCCCAAGACCGGCTCAGTCTAATAGCAAGATTGACCGCGTCACACTCAACGAGAGGCTAGAGATGGACAACGTCGAAAGCATGTCTGTAGAGGATCTTCGCGCTATGCTCATTGCTAAAGATGAGATGGTCAAAGAGCTCGAGCAGCAGATCAAAGAAATGAAGCAGGACTCTGAGTCATCCATGATGGAGTCTAAGTCTGATGATGAAGAGAAGCTCGCAGAGTCTAAGGACGATGAAGAGAAGCTCGCAGAGTCAGAGGACCATGACGAGAAGAGAGAGAAGAATTACAAAATGAGTGAGACAGCAGTAGAGCCAACACTCCTCAATGAGATCAACGCGTTACGCGAGAGCAACAACGCCCTCACTGAGCGACTTGAGAAGATCGAAGCTGAGAAGCTTGAGATCGAGAAGCGCGAGGCAGTGAGCACCCTCCTCCGCGATGGTCGCATCACACCCGCTGAGGAGAGCGTTGCAGGCAAGGCTTGGGCTATGCGTGAGCTACAGCCTGAGTTCTGGCAGATGTTCTCAGAGCGTCAGCCTTCAAGCGCTGTACCACTCGCAGAGGTCGGCCATGGCGCATCAGGTAGAGAGATCACTCGTCAATCATTGGATGGTGAGGTTCGGAAACTCGCCTCTGAGAAATCAATCACTTACTCTGAGGCGTTGGTTCAGTTCCGCGCTCAGAACCCCGATTACTATAATCAAGCGTTTGGAGGCTGATCATGGCTAACACAGACAACAAGATTTCATTCATCGCTGATGGTGCTATCACTGAGTATGCAGTGGTCTCACTCACCGCAGCAGGCAAGGTCTCAGTCACCACAGCCGCAACTGATAACAAGGTTGTCGGTATCGCTCAGCGCGCTTGCGCTGATGGAGAGAGCGTTGAGGTTGTTGTTCACGGCATCACTCGCGCCATCGTGGGAGATGCTGATATCGTCCCAGCTAAGCCAATTCTCAGCGCTACCACAGCAGGCAAGCTTCAGGCGTGTGAGTCAGGTGATACCACGTTCTTCCCCATCGCGCGTCTGATCCCCAACATCAATCAGGTCAGCTTCGCCGATGGTGATCAGTGCTTCGTGTACTTCTTCGGCCCTAGCAGCCTCAACGCTTAAGGAGTAGTTAGACATGGCTAGCTCATACAGTAATCTTCATCCGGTCGATCAGATCTTAACCAGCCTTGTCGTTGAGGCTGTCCCATCTGATGACCAACTCATCGCTGACAAGTGCATGGAGACCATCACGGTTCCTGAGCGCTCAGGCACACTCCTCCTCGAGGAGACGCGTAACTTCATGGGCGCAGGCGCAGGGCTCGACCTTGAGCGCGCACCTGGTTCATCACGCGCATCCATCGGCGGGTTCGACCGTAGCTCACAGACCTTCAAGGCTAAGATCTACGCGGCTCAGGACTCCATCGCAATGGAGGATATCTTTGATTCTCAGTACCCAGGTTCTGAGGAGCAGCGCATCGCCAAGAAGGTAGCACGCGTCATGAAGCTCGCTCGCGAGAAGCGCGCTGCTGATATCCTCTTTGACTCGACCGCGTTTGAGACTTCATCACCTGCGACCAAGTTTGACGCTGCAGGCGCTGAGCCACTCACGTTCCTCCACGAGCTCAAGGATACCGTCTTTGAGAAGGCGCATGGGATCAACCCTGACAGCCTCATCTTCGGTCGCAAGGTGTTTCGTGAGCTTGCGCGCAACCCTGAGGTACGTGGTTACATTGGTGACTCATCAGCAGGGATCGCATCAGGTAACCGCATCCTGAATGATGAGGCTGTGTTGCAGGTGCTCAGAGAGATTCTCGGCATCCCCAACATTCTCGTTGGTCAAGCTCGCCAAGATACCGCTGTCCCTGGAGCTGCTAGCTCAGAGAGCTACATCTGGAACAATGAGACGATCTTCATGGGCATCCTTCGTGGCTCTGACGCAATCGTACAGAAGAGTGGTAATGTGAAGGGTATGCCTGTCGCGGCCTTGAACTTCCAATTTGGTTCAATGGTTGCCGGTCAGTATGACAGCCTCGACAAGA